GATGTTCGCAGTATTTGTTCGGATAGTCTGCCAGGTTCTTACAGCCGGGCTTCTTGCATAATCTCTTTAGTCCCATAGAAATTACCTAAAAAATTACTTTTCATTTAAAGACAATAGGGGGTGTGAGTTCCCTACTCTATAACACTGTCTGGGCCTATATATGCTCACATCTTCTCTTTAGGAGACCAGACAAAATAATCATTTTCTTTACAGTCTTTCTCTAATTGTGTGAGGCATTTCCCATTCCTGTAATATAGACAATACCTACAGTCGTGCCTCTGCTGTTCTTCTCTCAACCTCTTCCTCTCATTGTCCTTGGAGATTTCAATAATCATATCTGAGAGAACATCAAAGATAACAAAAAGAAACCCTAGAACTAAGGCAATAGGCAGAGCTAAACTAACATACCAAATGATTGTAGTAAAAATAGTAATAAGCAACATATTTCTTTCTTCCTTATGGCTTTACATTGCTGTATATGTGAGTGTGATATTACTTGTATAAGTTCCTGCAGCCAGGTCTTCTTTAGCTGTCCAGGTAGCTTTGAACAGTGCAATCTCTCCTGCATTGACAAGACCATAGAAAGGCTGGAAAGGCTTACCTTTGATATACTGTAAGGTAAGTTCTGTAGTATCACCTGTAACAGACAGATCAGCATTAGTAATGAACTTGTCTAACTGGACAATAGTTGGTGCTGCTGTCTTATTGTCTTCATCTTTTGCAAGGGCATTGGCTGAGACAGTCAAAAGGTATCTGGCGAAAATCCTTGCTCTGTTGGTCTGATATAGTTTGATATAAACTTCAATGTCTTCCTGAGAGATGTCTGTCTCTGAGTTTAAAGACCCATCTACATAACCTGTGTCTGCATCAAGTGAGGCTTTCATAAGAAATATAGGCTCTGTTGGCAGAATATGAGCATTGATAACAATCTGCTGATTATTTGAGAATAAAGGTATTGTCAGCAAGAACATAATTAAAACAATAATAAACTTCTTCATAACAATGTAATTAGTTAAAAAGAAAAGGTCTCCCATTTCTGAGAGACCAAAAATCTAAAGGAGTATCTAATATGACTTACAAAACCACAAACAAACCGATGGTGGCTAAGATTAACACTGTTGATATTCCAGCTCCACATAAAATGAATGTGAGAGCTTCCAAAACTTTAGACCAGACCTTACGTCTGGCTTTTCTCTTTTCTGCTTTAAGCCCTTCCTGAAAAGACATAACCTGCATTGCTGTTTCTGGGCTTGGATTGTCTATAATTATCTTTGTCATAGTGCTTCATTCTCCTATATGTAATTAGTATCTTTCTTTCCTCAAAGTTTATAACCTACAGTCCAACCTTCAGGTAGTTCTGTGTCAGGATTTACTCTTCTTCTTGTTTCTCCATCATTGATCCAAATCCTATTTACACATACATTTACCTTTCCGAGCTTAGCTTCTGACATATGTTGTCTTCTCTGAGCTGATTTCCATTCATCCTTCCAACTGGCCTTCTGAGCTTCTGAAACGTGCAAAGCTCTTTCTTTGTCTATAATGTTATAAGGTAAGCAGTCCTCATAAGTGACATTGCTTAGGTCTGTAATGCCTAACCTGTGAGCGAAAATCTGAAAGGTGTTAGTTCCATATTCCTTGTCCCAGAGATAGTGGGCATAGGCATGCTGAGCTGGTGTAAGCTTAATCAGATTGTCTGGGTCATCTGTCCCACCACAAGACCTTGGAATGATGTGATGAACATTGGTATAAGCATTGTCTAAAATGGCATTGAATAAAAAGTTTGTGTAATTCTTGTAAGTATCTTTCATAGTAAAACTCCTAAAAAATAAAAATGGGTTGTGATTTAAATTGTTGTAGAGATTGCATTTGTGCCTTCTCTACAAGTTCCCATTTGTAGGAGCTTTACCAGATGTATTTGAACTTCTGATTTTGTATTATTTGTAATACATAGTAATTAGTTCATTTGTTTTAAAAAGGTTTATTTATTATGTCTTGCATTGAAAGAGTCATAGAACTCTTTGTAATTGTTGTATATTTTCTGCTTTACTTCTTCACTTGCTTCACAAGGATGAACCCAACACATATCTCCAAAAGGACAGAGATGTGGTTCATCTTTAACTGGACAAACAGTAGGAGCATTTACTCCACTGAACTCTTTGGCGATTTTGTTACAATAGTTTCTCACTAGCATATTTTGATCTTCCTTCTATATGATAATTAGTTATAAGTTTTTCAAAAGGTTGTGCTCTGCTTTAAGATGTTGTCATAGATAACATTGTCAAGCTTGTGGTCATAAGGATTAGGTCTGATGTCAGGACTGAATGTCTCTCTGACTCTAAGTTCAAAAGGTCTCTCCTTACCAAAGCTCTTGTTGTTGAGCTCTGTATATAAGGCATAGGACATACCTAACTCTGAACCTTCCCTTATTCCCCTATTTCTCCAAGTTGTCATTAAAGTGTTGAACTTGACAGGGGACCAGACATAGTTCTTAGATGTGTATATCTTGTAATAGTGATTAACTGTATAGATAAGAGCTAAGGTCTCATAGTCCTCACTTATTGTTCCTAACTTGGAGGGATTGTTTTCCTCTGAAAGTTCATTTATAAGGTCAAAGTTTAAGTTGCCCTGAGCATTTTTCTTAGCTCTGTCCTTTCTGGCTTCCTGAACTAATGTCTGCTGAATCACATATTCCTGCTTCATCTGCTCAAACTTAGGAATGAACTCATTGAGTCTGGCATTGACAGCCTCAAGATTGACCTTAAGGCAAGTCCTGTTGTCCTGACCCTTTTTCTTAATTTCTATAATGCCTGCAGTCTCTAAACCTTTATAGACCAGTCTGACCTTGTCCTGAGAAAGACCAAGCTCTATCTCTGCATCTCTAGGAGTCTTGACCATAAAACCATCATTAGCTTCAAGCTTTTTGAGATTGGTCTTAATCTGACCTAAGTATTCTATAGTCAGATAAACAAGAACATCAGCATATATAACACCAGCCTGTCCTTCATTAAAGGAAAGTGTTAAAGCTCTGCGAGATCTGTAACTGTCGATTGATTGTAATAAGTCTTCCATTTTTAATTCCCTTAATTTTCCCTGTTATCTATTTAGTTCCTAAAAATCCAAAAGGTTTAAAAAGTGGTGGTTTCGATTTCCGGATTCTACTCCCACCAAAGGGAATTATTAGGAATTAAAAAGAAACAAATGAGAGTATCTGAAACTCTCTATATGTAATTAGTATCATTTTTGAAAAACCTAAAAACTACATATCAAAGTTTCTGAACTCTACAGATAATTAGTATAACCTAAATGAAAAGGTTTGCTCTACTAGGTTTGCTGAAAAACAGGAAACCTATTTATATATATATTATCTTATATATAAGATATTCTTTATATAATAATATATATAATATATAATATCTAATATTATTATAAAAAGGTTTGCCAAAAAACAGCAAACCTAGTAGAGAGAACCTGTATAAGAAAAGTTTTAGATAAAGTTCTATAGATATACTCCTTTAGGTTAGAAACTCTGTATATAAGCTGCAACCTTTTCCATTTCATTAAACTAATTTTATATATAGGAGAAAGTTAATATATGCAGATTTATAGACCAATGTATTATTTCACAAACACAGTCCCACCAAAATCACAAGCTCAAGATAAAGATGATGACCAGTATAGGTCTAAAACACTGGCTGAGAGATATAAGAGTGCCGGTTATACAGAACCTTTGGGCAAAGAGGGACTAAGAAAAAAACTTATGGAGATTTTAGGAGAAGAAAACTGATGAAGAGAGTTTTGCTGGGCGGAGATGCCCATTTACAGCAAGGTTTAGAGGCTGACCCTTCTTATGAACTTTTCAAAAAAGTCTGCTCAGCTTTAAGACCTAATCAGATCATCTTAGGTGGTGACATTTTAGATATGGAGTTCTTAGGTCACTTTGCCTCAGTCGGACAACAAGAGGGAAAGAGATTAAGTGAGACATTGAACATCCTAAAAAATGAACTTGCCTTCTTTAAGAAACACAGCAAGGAACAGGTTATATTTCTACAAGGAAACCACGAAGAGAGATTGGACAGGTTTTTGGACAGTCAGCCAGTCTTAAAAGGCTCTGTTGATTTTGAGGGCATTTTTGACAACCTCAATATAAAGTATATACCGATGAACCAACAGCCATTTCAATATCTGCCTGACTTGTATATCTGTCACGGTCTTTTCTATAACCAGTATTTCACAAAGAAACACATAGAACTTTTAGGACAGAGCTGCATTAACTTCCACACTCACAGAGTTCAGGAGTTTGTTAATTCCTATCCTAATGGAAAGATAATGCAGGGTATTGGAGCTGGCTCACTTACAGAAACTGTCGAATACTACTGTAAGGGCAAGACAATACCCAATCACAGCCATTCCTTTATTGAACTTGTCATAGACGAAGAAACAGGAAAATGGCAGGCAAATAACATAATCATCAACTCTGATAAAACATCAGCTTGGTGCATTGTAAATAACAAACTTTATAGTTGGGAAAAAGAGGTCTGAAAAAAGCCCGGTTTTTCCAAACAGAACTATATACATATCAATATAAAAAAAGAGGTAGCACTATGAAAAAAACATTTAGAAAGACAAGTAACGGTTGGGAGTATTTCACAAGAGAAGATTTGGTTCAGGACCCTGAACTTTTGAATGACCTTTGGAATGACCTTATTGACGGCAATTTCATTTTCTATGACATTGAGAACGGAAAGTATTATACAGGTGACAAACCTGAGTCTGTGACAGGTCCATGCGCAAGATATCCAATGCCACTGTCTGACATAAATGACTTCTTTATCTTCTGTAAGGAACAGATTGATGATGAGGCCATTGAGGACTATGCAGAGCTCTATGCCCATAACCTTTTCTTCATTGACCTGTTTGAGAATTGTGTTGAGGAATATTACATCTGGAACCTGGAGCAGATCAGAGATTATCTGCCCACATTAGATGATGCCTTCGGCAACTTTTCAGATGAGGTCGGACTGACAAAAGCTCAGGAGCTTATGGACTGGTATTATGGAGATGAGCTGTCTATTCTCTATGATAATTGGAACTATGACAGCCAGTGGGGAATTGCCCTCTCAGTGACTAATTTTCCCGAGTTCAAACTTGATTGAATAGACTAAATGTCTTGATTGCCATTATAAATATCCTTTATCCTTTTGGCCCTCTACGGAGGGTCTTTTCTTTATAAAAAGAGACCTCTCAAATAAAGGACTTCTGGGACACTTTTTTCACTCAGATATGTTTTCATATACCCAAACAGAAAAAATCATTTCTGGACAATCCTCGTGCTTCTGAGAGAGAATTAGAAAGGTAGTTCTAGGGGAGCTTTCTACTGGTTGATTTTTTTCATAGTTTCCAGGGCTTCTTTTAGTCTCAAAAGAATGTCTGGGTCTTTGATGTAATAGTTATATAGGAAGTGCAGACAGTCGTGAGATTTCTTGTTCAGGCAGAGGAAGTTTTCAGGGTCTGAAATGTTGGTGTAATGGTCAGGATTTAGATCAAGGTGATGTAGGTTAAAGCCCTTGAGCAGCTTTTTCTGAGTAAGATAATCTACCCTTCTCTCTTCCTTTAGTTTTTGTCTGAGCTGTTTCCAGTCCTTGGTCTGTCTGAACTTTGTTCTATCTGAACTTGTCATAAGGAATTAGTTAAATAAACACTAATCCCATAACAAATTAAGAAAAAAATCTAAAGTTTCCCTTATGCCTCTTTATATTAGATTGTAGCACTATGAAAAGGAGACATTTAATATGATTTCATCTTACAAAGAACTCAATGACTATCTTAAAACTCACACAAGAGAAGAACTTGACAATGAAGAGATTGATTATGACAAACTCTTTGTTGAATATATAGAAGAAGTTGAGAGACAATACAGAGAAGAAAAATGAGAAAATAAAACACTCTTTAAGTCTGAGTAGTTAAACTAACACTCAGAAAAAAGAAAGAGTCCAGGGACAATCCTCGTGCTTCTGAGAGGAAGTTAGATTAGTATCCTATCTTCTCTAAAAGCCTGAAAGCTTCAGCAGTGTTAAGAAAGCCAGTCAGATTATAGCAGAAGTCACAGAGCTGCATATTGTCCTCTGCATCAAAAGTTACCATATCATCTTTTGTTGTTGTCAAATAGACCACATCATTATTGTCCTCTTTACTAAGGTAGTCAAAGAGCTTTATGGTCAAAATATGTCTTAATGTTTCATCTCTACCAAGAGATGTTTCCAGCTCAGCCTGATAATGCTCAGGAGTCATTATTTTCTCAAAGTAAGGATAAATACTCTGAAGTATTTTCTCTTCAAGTTCATAGTTTGGCTCACAGTCCTTAACCTCATTGAGTAAGTTTAACAGTTCTTTAAACTTGTAATACATTAAATAAGCTCCTTAGGGTATAACTTTTATTGGCTCTCTGCCATCTAGGTTAAGTTTCATTGATCAAGGCCCAGGCTTTGTTTAGTAGCCCTTGGACATAATCATCATAAGCCTGAACTCCACATTTTACAAGCAAAGGTGCTTCTCTTTCCAAATAGGAAAACTCATAGGTGTCTTCTCTATAGATTACAGTAACCTTAACAGGATCAATCTTTCTTCCGTGAGAATAGGGTTTAGGTATTGTATAGGTCTTTCCATTCATATATTCCAAAACTAGTCTGTCTCCATAGTTAATGCCCTGCTTTATGAACCTTTTGTAAAAGTCTCTAGGGCTGTTTGGAAATTGGTCTATGATCTCTTCAGAGGACAGCTCTATAAAGGAGTCTATGTCCATTTCTATATGAGATAAATCATTATTAAGGCTGGATTTATATGTTTCCTGCTTTACAATGTCCTCTTTTAAAAGGTCCATTCTCTTTTTGGCATCATTTGGGGAAATAATGCCATTAGCTATGGCATCAACCAGTCTGTCTATTTTCCTTTGTGTTTCCTCTATGGACATATTAACCTTTTCTATGGCCTGTTTTATCTCCTTGGCATCTTCAAAAAGTTCGTGCTGCCTTTCTGAGAAGAAAGAGCCAACCTCATCACCGGACAGAAAGGTAACATAGAAACAAAGTCTGAAAAGTCTCTCCAACCAGGTATCTGTCCAAGAGGTCATATAGTGGGTCTTACAAGATGGTAAGTGGGCGTGCATTTCATAGCAGCTTCTGACCATAGTCTTTTCTGGTCGGGTAAAGTGGGAAATGGGTTTTCCACATTCAAAGCAGCTGACCATTCCAGACAGTTCGTGAGTGGTAAATCTGGTGTCCCAGTTTCTGGCTCCTTTCTGTTTTACATTTCTATATCTGTCAAAGCATCTCCACCAGGTTTCTGCATCTATCATTGGTTCATATAGGTTTGATTTAATGAGGTGAGGTTCAAGCTGTTCTCTGGTATATCTGGTCAGAGCTCTGGATTTGCCTCTGAAGTCAGGATAAAAGCCAAAGTATATAGGGTTTAATATAACTCTTCTGACCTTGTCCGGATTAAGTGTCTGACCTCTCTGTGTAGGTGTTCCATAGAGCTCATTTCCAAGTTCATAGGTAGATTTTCCAGCAGCATATTTCTCATATATGTATTTTACAATCTTGGCCTCATCTGGAATAACCTTGACAATTGCAGTCCTGCCCTTTCTGGACAGGTCATAACCAAAGAGAACTCCATTAAAGACAGCATCTCCTGTCTCATATTGCCTGTAAAGTCCCTCCTTGGATTTCTGGTTCTGTATTCCTCTCTGGTAGTCAGAAAAGGCAGAGTGAATATGGTAGGTAAATAGGTCCTGTGGGTCTTCCGGATTTATCTTCTTACCATCGCAGATGAGGAAAGCTCCTTTTTCTGTTATGTCATTAAGGATCAGAATAGCTCCCATCATATTACGGGCCAGTCTGCTGTTGTCATAACAGGCAATGCAGTCACCAGGTTTCAGCTTACTTATGGTCTCCTGAAGTTTAGGTCTTTCTGTGTTTTTACCTGAGCCAATCTCTGCTATAATGGTCACTGGCTCACTCACCCACCTTTTACAGGTCTCAGCCTGTATTTCAAGTGAGGCATCAGACTGCTGGTCTGTGCTTATTCTGGTATAGATGTAGGTCATAGGTCATAACTCCTTATGTTCTCATTATATGCTGAATGCAAAAAGATGTAAATGGTTTTTACTCCTTTACAAGCCAACACCAAAGTGTTTCAGTTGCCTAAGGATAAGTTTTTCCCTATTTCTATTTATATATTATCATGGATGAACCATACCCAGTTCATCGTGAGGTCCAAATATTGTATCAGCAATGTCCTCATCTTTTGGTCTGTATCCACAGGTCCAGAGTTTGCATCTGTCCTTGGTATAAACTCTATAAGACAGCTTACACACTCCCATTATGGTAGAGATTTGATCTACAGGCCAGTATATATCTCCCTCTACATAGACAAAATTGTCCATAAAGACAGGTTCATACCAAACAGGTTTTGTGCCCCAACCTGGGTGTGGTCCTCTGTTCAGAACTTCCATAATGAAGTCCCATTCTTTTTTATCCAAGATTGTTGCTGAATAAGCTATTGTGTGCATATAATTCCCTCTCCTTTTATACTAAAGTATAACACAGGTATAAAAAAAAGGAGCTAACCATTTCTGATTAGCCCCAAATGATATATAAAGGTAGCTTATTTACATATAAGATATATAATTAAACAAATGTTTAAGGACAAACTTACAATAAGTGATCCAAACATTATCTTATTCCAGGTCTTTGCTCTCTGTAGTTGCTGCTGAGTACTTTCTGAGTATTTCCTCAATGTCTCTACCTGTTTCAATGACATTTCCAAGTTTTCCTTCAATACTGTCAGCTCGTTCTGAGCTGTCTTTAATTGTATCTGTGAGTCTGTCACATAGGTCTGAATTGCCTGCCAGTCCTTTTCCTCTACTTTTACAAAAGAAGTATCCAAAGAAAAAGCTGGCAACACAAGCAACAAGAGAAATGACAAGGTAAGCAATAACTGTTTCACTCAAGTTTTCCTTCCTCTTTGAAGAAACCGTGAATAAAGTCATAACCAGCACAGCTAATGCCTGCTGTTGCTAGACCAACCAGAACATCTGTCTTCATAATCAGAGAGGCAACTACTCCAATGGCAGTATTTACCACTGGAAGAAACTTGGCCCACCCAGGTTTAAACTTTTTAACCAAGAGACTAATAATCTCCACTATGACCAAAATAATAGCAATGTTCATTTAATCATTTGCCTCAATTAAGTTTAAGTGCTGTAAGAACCATTTTTGTAATGACAGTAATCAGGATTGAGCCACCTGCTGTGAAAATCAACCACTTAATTACTGTCATAACTTTATTGGCTGTGTTCTCCTTGATCTTCTTCTCTACGATTGTCTCAATCTGTTCTGGAACACCAGCCTCATAGGTATTGAAACGACTTTCAAGATTGTCCAGTTTGTCATTCATATCTGAGAAACCCTTATTGACATCATCTTTAAGGTCAGTAATTTTCTCTTCAATACGTTGAATAGCCATATCAAGTCTATCTCCTACTCTGTCAATGTTACTTTTGTTGGCTATTCCAACTGGGCAATCTTGTGGGTTAAAGTCATTCATTTATTCATACCTATAGATAATTAGTTATCCTCTTCCTCGGGAATAGGTTCATCTGACTCTGTGTAAGTCCTGTGAAGATACTCAGGGTCAATGGCCTCTTCATATTTGGCTCCTGTTTCATCGGAGATTATGTAATGGCGAATGTCAGAGTAAGTCCTGTTGAGGATTACTTCATCTTCTCTTTCTCTATAAAACTCTGTGACAATCATTCTGGTAATTCCTCCATGTAAGAAGCATAGTTGCTCCAGTTCTGAGCTGTTTTATAAGCATCAAGAATACTATGGTCTGCTGAATATGGAACATAGAACTTCTTCTGATTAGAAGTAGAAAAAGCATTTGAGTTAGAAAGTGTTGGAGGAGTAGTAGCTAATATAGTAACTGAATACAAGGAACTACAAGAATCAAAAACTCTACTTCCAATACTTGTAACTCCACTTGGAATTATTACAGATTGAAGAGATTTACAATATCTGAATGACTCACTTGCTATACTTGTAACACTACTTGGAATAGATACCTTTTGAAGAGAGTAACAATTATAATATGCAGGTTCTCCTATACTGGTTATCCCACTTGGAATAGTGATTTGATTAAGAGAATAACAATATCTGAAAGGATAAGCTCCTAATGATGTTAGTCCAGAAGGTAGTGTAACATATCTAAGAGAGGTATTATACTCAAAAGCATTATTTGCTATTGAAGTAATACTACTTGGTAAAGCTAGTATTTTAAGAGAATAACAGTATGATGCAGTTGAAGTGTTAATTGTAGTTATTCCCTTTGGAAGAACCAGACAATTAAGTGAATAACAGTTACCAAAGCAACTCTGTCCAATTGTTGTTATTCCTTTGGGAAGGGATATAGAACAAATATTATAATTGTCTGAAAAAGCGCTATTATTAATCTGAGTGATTGCAGATGAGTAAAATACTCTTACCAATTTTGAGTTGGTCTTAATAGTGCTTGAAGAATGTAGATAAGTAAATGTGCCATCAAAAACACAATGATATAAACCAGCATTTGAATATATGTGACTTTTTGAGGAATCATTTACTAAGTTTTCACTTGAACCATCTCCCCAATCCACAGTTCCAGAACCACTACTATCAATTGTAACATATACTCCATTACCATCAGAGTTTGATGTGACATTAAAGAAAAAATGAGTTTTTCCATCTGTTGTGTGATAGTTTGCTCCAACTACTATTACAGACCCAGGATAACTTGTGTTATATGCCTTAATTTCTGCTAATGTCCAGTTCCATTCATCAAAGGTAAGAGGAACAATGTCTGAGCTATGGTCAGGGGCATCAGGAAGAGCAGTTAATCCAGATATTTCACTTTCTTCATAAGAAGCAACGAGTGTTCCATCATAGTCATAGAAATTGAGAAGTTTTTCCTCAACAGCTCCACCCCCACCAGAAGGTATGGCATCAACATAATCAGCATAATCATCTATGAGAGCACTTGAGGATACAGTTACACCTTTTGCTTCAATGGCAGTTTTAAGGTCTGCCTTGGCATCTATAATTCTTTGTAATTCTGTTGCTACTGACATCTGTTTTCTCCTTAAATGCTCTGTAAGATTGTGTTGATGTTGCCGATTTGGGTATCTACATAGTTATATACCTGGTCACCAGTGGTAAAGCCATATGTACCTGCAGTTACGGATGTTGCTGGCATATCTCTATAAAAACTTGATATACAGAAAACCTTTCCTGAACTTACCTCAGTGAGAGAAACAGTTCCCATCCTATAGGCATATGCTTTGTTATTGTTGATATTTGGCATTGAACTGAACGCTACAGAATACACATTGTTATACAAGTTAATGTTTGTAGTGCTTCCACTAATAAAATATCCTTGTACTGAGTATAGATAAATGCCAAAGCTACAAACGTTATTTAATGCTTCAGTATATAAAGCACCATTCTTATAAATCTGGAACTCTATTTTTGACTGGTCACTATTCCAGCGTACATTGGCAAACTCCCAAACATCAGTTTCAAAGTTCTGGAATGCTGTATATACCTGATCTCCAGTTGTGTAACCAGTATCACCAGCTGCTATGGCAGTAGCAACTACAGGAATAGTGGGCTTGTTCTTGATATAGTCATCTGCTGTGGTATCTGTCTGGTCCCAGTCTGCCTGGACATTATCATCACCACCTGATGGAATACCAAATGAGAAAGCAAAGACCTTCTGAGTTGGGTCACCAGAGGCAGTAACAGAGACAGTTGGATCTGAACCTACTGGAAGAGCAGTTGCACTGGCAGTTGGAGTTCCAAAACCAGCAGCCTGACCTTTATCTCCCTGCTCACCTTTGTCACCTTTCTCTAATACAAAGTCAAAGATGGCAGCATTGCTTGTTCCAACATTGGTTACAGATGGAGCTGCACCAGAGGTTACATTGCCGACCTGAATTGTAGCGGCAATTCCAGGAACACCCTGAATACCCTGTTCGCCCTGAATACCCTGATCACCTTTTTCACCCTGTATTCCGTGATAAATGTCATAGACAAAGCTCTTATTATTACCTTTTGTAATTGTATAAACTAACATCAGTCATCCTCCTCTGTAACACTTGGAGAAACCTCTACCATTCCCTGCAAAGCTCTATAGGCATTGCTCTCACTGTCAATGAGATAAATGTCATACTGGTATTTGGAAACCTGATTATAGGTCTTTCCGTTTGTGGGAATGTTTGCTGTCAAATCACTTGAAAGAGAGATGGAAAACTCTCCCTTTTCTGCATCAATAATGGTTACAACAGGCTCAGCAAGAGGAACATCATCTCCTGCCTTTTCCTTGATGGAGCACTTACCTGTATAACCTGTGAGGTCAAATGGTGTTCTCTCTAAGCAGCCCTGTTCAGCAATAGAGATTGTTATAGACCACTCACTGCCTTTATATATAGCCAGTCCATTACCTAATGTAAAGTCTTTGCTGGCTGGTGTTATTTTCTCGGACATTTAATATCTCCTATATAAGTAATTAGTTGAACTCCTGTGTTTTATACATTTTGAAAGGGAGAAGTGATTTCATTGGTCAGTTGGAATCGGATAACTCTTGTCTATATCTAATCCAAGTCCATCATTCACTGTAGCAGCTATGATTGTTGTATAGTGATCAATAACTATATGAGTCTGAAAGGTCTGGTCTATAACTCTTTTCTCAATCAATACACCATCTACTTCTTCAATGACTGTGCTTACAACTTTGTAGAGATAAATCGTATAGCCTGAATAAGGTTCCAGGTCATAGACCCAGTAGTCCTTGACCGGATAATGTTTGTATTCACCAGTGTCTTCTTCTCCGTCTTTCACCATATGCCAATAAACATCATAGTCTCGTCCTCTGACCTCAAGGGTAACAAAGTGAGTTTTAAATGGAGTTAAATCACAAGAGACAAGCAAAACAAGTATTAAAACAGCAAAGAGTATATATTTCTTCATAAGTTATGCCTTTACATACAATGGATAACAAGATATTCCACCTACTGTCGTTGCACTAGTTGCCTTAAACAACATTCCAGAAGATAAAGTCGCTGCAGAGGCAGCATTTGGAACATCTACCCAGAGTCTATTTAATCCTGTTAGAACTCTTATCTGAATACCACTACTTGCCCATTGTCCATGAAATGATGTATCTGAGCCATAGTCATAGTTTGATGAATGCAGATACTTTGACCAGTTCAGATTTGATGATTTGGAGCAGGTCACATAGTTCCTTATATTCACTTCTGTTCCTGATGAATCATAGAAACGAATTGTTGATCTATACCTTTTAGTTCCAGACTGGACAGAACCACCTTGATAGGCTACTTGCATATAAGATATCCCAGAAACACCAACAATCTGTACAGGGAACATCGGTGAAGTAGTCTGTGCAAGTGCATAATCTGATATCAGCCCATTTAATAACATCTGGTCTGTTAGTCTCTTAGCCTGAGCACTATCTGCTACAGAACCATTTAAAGTGATATAAGTAGAAGGAGATTCAGGTGTTGTTTTAATAACAGAACAATCAAATGAACCATGGAATGATGAGTTTCCAGATATGTTTGCATTTATGGCATTTAAATCATTAGTATTAGCTGAGTAACACTTTAGTTCCCCATCTGCACCTAAATAGAACCCAGGGCCAGACCCAATATAAGAACCATTATCATCATAAGCAGCTGAGTGAATTGAACCATTGTTTAGAATTGTGATGTTCTTTGAGAAAAGGTTCTGAATAGCAGCATCCTGAGCAATGAGAGTTCCAAACCAGGCATACATAGCAGAAGTAGCAGGAACAGTTAAATCTGAGGCCATTACATTACTCATAAGGTTAAAAAGCCTTGTAGTGTTTTCGACAGAATTGGCTGTGAGATTGACCCAGGAGCTGTTGTTCCTTACATAGGGTTTTCCTAATACATAAGAGCTGAAATTACTTCCGGCAATGAAGTAGTCACCATCAAGGACAACACCACTTGGAAGAGCATTTAATGTGCCCCAGTTCTTATTGTATTCAGTATTATCTTCATAGGTCAGCACTGTCTCAACATAAGTTGCTGTCTGCATTCCAGTTACATAAGCTGAAACGGTAAGTGATGAGGCAGTTGTATTATGGGCAACAGAAATGTGAGCCTCTGTTGCTGAATCAGTTGTTACAGTATAGCTGTATCCAGTATTGGTAACAGCAGACCAAACAAGATTTGCTGGTGGTGTTGTATTTCCATTGTAGAAATACTTGAAACTTATAGTTCCATAACTTGTATCTCTTAAGTTCTTGTAATAAACCTGTGGAGTAACCACAAGATTACAGGAAACAACATCACTGTCTGGAATATAAACATCTACATTTGAGGGAGAGGTGTTCATTGTTACTGTTGTTGCTGCTCTACCCAAGTTAAAAGGAGAGACAGAATAAGCTCTATAGGTTATAACATCTGTATTGTCAGAGTATTCTCTTCCATAGATCAGGAGATTGACAGTTAAAGAGGAAAAGAGATTGTCTGTGACCTTTACAAGACTACCACAGGCCAGGTTTTCCTTAGTTCTAAAGGTAAATTGTCTGTTACAGTATTTGTAAAAATCTACAACCATATTGGCTATAGGAGCTGCATCTGTATTTGTGTGTATCCATTCCAGGTCTCTTGTATAGCAATTATTGCTTTCATCAGAAGAAGTTATCTCACCTTGAGAAACCTCTGAATTAGCAGAGACAACTACAATAGTTCCAGTTGCCTGTAATTTGGACAAAGTTCCACTTGTTGAACAGACTACCTGAACACCAATGCTGTTAGCTCCGGTCTGTTTGACAATGGTTGCTGAACCAGCTCCACCATCTTTCCAAGCTGTCTGTCCGGTAACATTGGTCAAATAAATGACCTCTGCTCCACCTTCAAGGTCCTGTGCCTCATAGGAAGAGATTTCAGGTCCTGGGTATTTATCTCCGGCAGTTAGGCTAATCTTACAGTCAGGATAACCATCTGTCTGACCTGATATGTCCTTATATACTAAGACATTACTCTTTGTTGTAAGTTCTTTGAAAGACAGGACAGTTGATTTATACTGTCTGACTTTCTTATCTAATTGTAAGCCTTTGTCTCCATCGACATACAGATCATCTTTGTCCAGTTCTGTAATGCCTGTGACAGAGGTGCAGTCAATCTTCTTCAAGTTGAGCTTTCCATCTGCCTCAAAGTAATAGACAAAACCGAGTTCAAAGCAGAGTTTTCTCAAAAGGTCCTTACACTTTTCACCCTCTTTGACTACTCTCTTTACCGGAGTTGTTATTGTGGGAACAGATGAGGCAACAGTAATACCTGCTGCTGAGCAGATTGTCTCTATAATGGCTGAGCCAGTTCCATCTAAAAGCTGAGCTCTGGAACCTCTTGTATAGGCCTTTTCCAGAAGTTTTGAACCTATATCTTCAATCTTAACTCTAAGAACAGAAGTTCCGGTCTTATTTACACCCCAAGAAAAGCCATCAGAGAGATAACCTGTCCAAAGGACAGTGTTACCATCTCTTAAAACAGCCTTAATGTCACTTTCAGCATTGAGTATATTAGGTATCTCAGGACATAATCTGTCCAAAGAAAGCTGAACCGAACTTGATGAAGACTCCAAGCCATTGAGCATCTGCTCACTGAATTGGATTGAGTCTTTGATAATGTATTGGTTTCCAATAGTTGCTGTTGAACTATCAGAGGTATAAACCAATACAAGGCTAGGATTTGTTATATTCATACTACTTATTTCCCGAAGTAATTTGTTTCATAGAGCTTGTCTCTGATAATCAGGGCAAACTCGTCCATACCGTTTTCACCTATGACATTTCCATAGTTAAAGACATTGAGATAAACAGTTGTTCCACCTGTATAACTTGCATTCTGGACAGCTGAGGCAGTATCTGCATCACTACCTGTAAGACCACTGTTGTTATACTCACCTATTGTAGCTAATCTGTCAGAGAGCATCACATCTAATCTGTCAGGTTCTCCTGGGTCATTTACGTGAATGCCAAGCCAACCACCTGCCCAGTTAATGAATGAGGCAATAATATGACCTATCCACTGTCCAACCCACTCTATAACAGTTGCTATACCAATAAAGACATTAGCAATCATCTGGAGAATAGGCAGTACAACCTTTTCTAAGAATTGTGTAATCTTAGAAAGAATAGGTCCTAAAACATTGCCTATTGAGGTGATAATAGGCTTTAAAACCTTGCCGATTAAGGAGAAGATCTCAATGAGCATATTAGCTGAGTCTTCAATTGAGGGCATTATTGCTTCAAACAGAGGAATTAAGGCATCAGCAAGTATTCTTCCGAACTCTCTTAAAGGTCCAATACCATACTGAACAAAAGTATTAAGAACATCTCCTAAACCTTCCATCAGACCTTCAATGACATACTGGAGAGCTGTTACAATAGCTCCAATAGCAGGTCCCATTGTAGCCATATTCTGAGCAAGTCTGCTTACAACCTCACCAGCTTCACCCATATTGCTGACTGCTGTTCCGATCAAAGCTCCTGCTGCTGCTCCACCTGCTTCACTGTCAATGTTAAATGTCTTGGAAATGAACTCACCAAAGCTGTCTGTGAGCTTTTCAATAATGGTCTTTGTTGATTTCTTTTCCTCTTCTTCAATATCTTCAAGAGCATCAAGCTGGTCAAATAATGAGGCAACTATCTCATCAAGATAATGGCCTGTTACATCATCAGCTTCTACTCTTAAATAGGACAGTCTGTTGATTTCACCCTTAATTTCATCAATCTGGAAAGCTTTGGACAAGCTGCCATATTGAGATAAAGCCTTAGTTATTGGGTCCTCTTCTTCTTTCTGCTGCTCTGGCTTACCATCAAGAGCTACAATCTTGTCTGTATAGGTAGTGACAACCTCTTGGAGCATATCATACATCTTTCTGAGGTCTTCAATGGTTGTGTCTTCAGAAAGACCAAGCTGACTAACAGCTCTAATAGAACCATCTTCATCTGTGAAAGCTCCATTCTTGATAATGTCCATAAAGGAAGTTGCTTCATCTATGACAGCCTGATATGTTTCAGCAAGATAACCCTTGGAACTTGAACCATAGGATTTAAAGAACTTGTCAAATGCACTGACAGTCTCCTCAATAATTGTTTGGACAGTTGAATCAACGCCTTCAATAATGACAGGTTCAATGTTATCTACAGAAAGACTATTGGCTAGCTCTTCAGCTCTTCTGGCAAGCTCTTCTTCAACTTGACTAAGATAACCTTGATATGTTCCCTGAGAATAATTGCTTCTGAGGTTCCACTTGTCAATCATTCTCTGGTAGTTATCTAATGCAGCATAAAGGGTTTCATCTTCAACACCTTCAAAACCCAAACCTTTGTTTAGTCTGTTTGTAAGGTCATTGATGTTAGCCTCTTCAACAAGCTTTGCTCTTGCTTTGGAAACCCATTCTGAAATCTTTACCAATGATTTATAGACAAGGTCTAATGCCGGAGAAATAACATCAAGTAATGTTCCACCAATGTTTTCTCTTATATCTCCAAGAACATCTCTGATGTTGTCAAGCTTACCTGCTGGAGTGTCATTTATGGCTTTGGCAACATCTTTATATTTATTTTCAATCTTGTCTAAGATGAGTGCCTGGGCTTCATACTGTTCTCCTGCTTCAGACAGTGCCTTAATCTGGTCTTTTTCCTGGTCTGTAAAAGTAACACCAACAGATTTTAATCTTGTCAGAGCAGCTTCTGGGTCTTCTAAAGCCTTAGCTAAAGTTGAGGCAGCAGAGGTCATATCCTCGCCTAAAGCAGCAGCTAAGTCAGCACTTGCATTTAAAGCTCTTTCAAAACCTTCATCTGTTAAACTTTCTGTAGCAGCAAGGAGTAAAGCTGACTCTTCTACAGCTTCACTTGTGAAATATGTGCTTTTCTCCAAAGCATCAGCATATTTCATTATCTCATTATAGGATTTACCTGTTGATTGTCCTACATTGTCCCAAACCTTCTGCAATCTAAGAGCTACTTTTTCAGCTTCTGCATACTCATTGATCATCTCTGCCATTTCATCAACAACTTGCTTAATGCCAGCAACAATGGCAGTGACAGTAAATGCAGCCTTTAGCTTGTCACTTATGCTCTGAGAGAAAGAGGCAAAATCATCTAGCTCTTTCTTTGATTGACTTAGAGGCTGTTTTAATTTATCTTCACCTTTGATAATTACTTTTGCTGTGGCCATTTACTAATTTCCTACATAGGAATTAGTTGTAAAAATGAGTCTTCGGAAAAAAATGAAAGGCCAGTTTTCACTGACCTTTTACATTTCTTAATCTTGCTTCATTTTGTTCTTTGACTACTTGTCTGTATTCTGATTGTATTTCTTTCAGAATAAGCATAGTCTGATAAGGCTGGTCCATTAAAGAACCTTCAAAAGGAAAGCTCCTGAAGTCACCAGTTTCACTGTCTCTTAAGGGAGCATAAATATCTACAATAAAAGGTATCCACTCCCTATATTCTTCAAACAGTTCCTGATTGTAATGGTTCAGGAATATCTCCCTGCTCAGAGACCTTATCTCCATCTTCTGCTGCTGGCTTAACTCGAAAGATGGCATTGGTATATGCCTCGATCACCTTTGTTGTTAAGTCAATCTTCTGGAAGATGAAGTCAGCAAGTTCTTCATTGGACATTTTCTTATCTTCGTCCTCATAGAAGTTATGATCAACTATGATGGCTGGAAGAGCTTCCTTGAAAAAGGCAACAACATCTTCGTGATTAGCTGTTACCTTCTTCATATCCAAAGTGGTAATGGTATCCATTTCCTTGAGGACAAGGTAAGCCTCAGCATCTGTTTCCAGACCTACAAGCTTACCTACCTCAATCCTTACCTTTCTTAAAGCATTGTCATAATTTTTCTTTTTTATGTACATAAAACTTTCTCCTGCAAGTTTTTAGTTTCTATAATTAGCTTTCAAATCCGTGCTTGACCAAGACAATAACAGGCTCTGTGCTTCCAACAGAAAGAGCTGTTCCATTAAAGGAACCATCAATAAGTCCCTGACCAGAAACATTGGCACTCATGCTTGTGATTGAAATGTTAGGAAGAATAACCATAACCTGCTCTTTAGGAACAGTTACTGTTGATCCACCCTCTGTATAGGAAATAGTTTCCTTGGAGCAGAAACCTAACATAAGAGCAATCTTGTCAGGATTTTCACTGGCATAATACTGCTGTCTGAAAGCTTCAAAGCTTGCACTGTAAGGAACATCACACTGGACAGTTACTGCTCTCTGACCATTGACTGGCTGGTTAGCATAAAGACCAGAGCAATAAGTTGCTGGAGTATCTTCAAGACCATTATCAAATGTAACAGTAGCTCCTTTGATGTCATAGACAGTATCTGCTGGACAAGTATCCCAATCCCAGTTGAAACCACTTTCTGTAGAAGTTCCAGCTGTAGCAGAAACAAGTCTTGCCTTTGTGCATTTGTAAGAGGCTTTTCCATCTCCACTAGGAACAGTCCAAGCAGTAGAGCTATTATAAACCTCTTTATAGCCCTTAAAATCAACATCAGCCTTAACAAAGTCACCAGCTGTGCAGTTAAGAGTAAGAGTTCCAATAGTTAAACCCTGGTATTCAAATTGCTTTGTTCCTCTCTGCAGTCTCATCTGAGAAGTGGGAAGAGCAGTTCCAACATTGGCGAGCTTATAAGTATTTACGTCAAAATGATTTGAACTAGAGTGAGTTGAGGAAGTCTTGTTTCCGAGAGTAACCTCAAAGAGCCAGTCAGCAAAACCTGGCTTAAGAATAGTTGAAATACCACCAGAAACAGTTACGGAACCAAGGTCCTGCTCTGGAAGAGTTTTTGAACCGATCAATGTTGCCTCATCAAGCTTGTTGTAAGTGGCAGACATTGTTTCACCTGTCATATTGATAAGGTTATAAGTTGGGCTAGATGGTGCAACTCCATAGCTTGCTTCTTTTACTGCCCAAGCAGCTGAACCTTGACCTGTAATATATCCAGACATTTAATATCTCCTATATAAGTAATTAGTTGTATTCTTTGGCATATTGGATTTTCACTGTTACCTCTATTCCTGCTACATTCCTGTCTCCATCTATTGCTGGATAAAAGTCATAAGAAGAAATGTCTGTAAAGTCAGCTTCTCCATCTAAATTAGTATTATTCCAAAGAAGTAATTCCAAAGCTGCAAAGTAACCATATACTTTCTTTTGTAGATTGCAGTTCTTATCTCTCTTAGAGGTAATGAAAATAGTTATCTGTAGAGTGGTCAGGTCAGCTCCTACTGTAAGCTCATCATTTTCACCATAAGATGGAACCAACCAGAACATTGTGTTCTTTCTTGAGTTATCTACATCAGGGAAGTCCTGAGTGACATTGTTATTGTCTATTTCCTGCAGTTCCTCACTGCATTCAACCTGACTAAGGTAGTCATTAAGGTCTTCTGCTATAATCCTCTCTAATGTATTTGTAATCTGTAAATCAGTTTTCATTTGCTGCCGCCTTTGCATATTTCTTTTCTATTCTTTCGACCTCTTTCTGGAGCTTGTTTTCAAGGTCTCTGTCAAACTCTGAACTCTTCAAATACCTGTCAGCTGGGTCAGCAGTCCATTTTCTGGCTGAGACATTTATAGGTCCATAAGTTCTGATCCACTTGTCTCCAATCTTAAAGGTCAAAAGAGAACCTGGATTTTTGGGAGATGTGAAACCAGCAGCCAACATAAAACCATATTTCTTTGTGGGATAAACATCTGCTCTGGTCCCATCTCTCCAAACCTTATACTTAAGGCTCTTATAGAGTTGTCCTGACCTTTTATGTAAGTATTGGGAATAACTTGCCTTGACCTTTTTTCTGGTCTGCTGAGCTGCTGTTCTGAGGAGATTTTTCTTTATCTGTTTTCTTTCTTTCTCAAAACCTTCCAGTTCATTAACAGCATCTGTAAGGTCAGTTCTAATATCTATATACATTAGCCATTAAACCTCACAACCCTATAGACATCGAGTGGCTTCAAGTATTTGTCATAGTTCTGGTAGTTGATAAAGGTCCTGGAAGAGTCTGCAAATGATTTGCTGGTAATACCTATATTTCCATTGGCTTCTTCCATCATAAGAGCAGCAATCCTCATAATGGTCAAAACAATGAGCTCAGGCATTTCACTGAAACCAGCTGTATAGACAACGTGTATATTGTCTAGACCAAGAGTAAAGACCTTCTGTCTGCATCTGTTAAAGATATAGTTCTCTTTATAGTCCAGTGTTGAAACATCAATAGGCTGACCTTCTACAGAAACAAAACCTACATTAGTGATGTCTCTGGCATTGAGATAAAGCTTATAGTCTCCAATACCGGAAAAGAACTCATCATATTCTCTAACTCTAGGGTCATAACCCAGGTAGTTGCAGACAACCTTTTCAGCAGCATTCAAATACATTTCCTTTAAATGCTGTGGGTCATCTTCATAGTTATTTGTATATTGGTTAAATTGTTCAACATTTACAATGCTCATATGTAATTAGTATAAAAATGAAAAGGGTCTGCTTTTACACAGACCCAAGAAGAAAGAAATATGTAGCACTATGTCTGTAAGAAGACATTGATTTCTAAAATACTACCCTATCAGCTGTGAGCAACAAGTGCAAAGTTGTTGCTTGCATTGATGACATCACCAGCAAGACCCTGGAGTCCCTGATAATAGGTCAGTGAGCTGTTGTAGGAAACAACAGGTCTGATCTCAAGGTCATCAGCCCAAACGATTCCATAGTTAGAACCAAGGTCAGTACCAAGAACAAGAGTTGCACCAGCAGTTGTGGAAGCTGCAATGTTGTTGGACTCATTGACCTTGACACCTCTGATTGTTCCCTTATGAGCAATCTCTTCCTTGACGAAGTTGTAATCATCAGTCTGCTCTGACATAAGAGCTGTCATCTGCTCAACTGACATCCACATCTCAAAGTTACCTGTTCTGCCCTTGAGCTTTCCAGCGAATGCATAAACATCAGCAAGAGTAGCATAACCAGCAGCAGCGCAAGTTGTCTTGTTAGCAGAAGCAACAGAACCACTTGCAAAAATACCCTTAATGTCTCCACTTGCAGAAGCACTGAGCATATTTGCCTCAATTGTGTCTGAGAAGGAATCAGCAAGAAGCTGAAGAATCTCTGCTTCAGAAACGACAGAATACTTTGCCTGTTCCCAAGTCACAGGAAGGATAGACATATAAGTGACAGGAGCAATGCTCTTGTTTCCAAGTGCAGCAGTTGCATCAACACTAACGTTTGTAGCACCCTCAGCAACCTTTGCAGGAGCAGCAGGAAGAGCTGCAACAAGAGGAATTGTGAAACCAGTTCTTGGTCCTCTGAAGTACTTAGCCTGACCAGCAGCAACATTTCTGTTCTTGACAAGCTTAATCAGCTCAGGAACAGTCTCAACAATACCGGTTCCAGAAACCTGAATGCTTCTCTTCTCTTTGATAGCATCTGCAAGACCTCTCCACTCTTTCTGAGCGTCCTTCTGTGAAGGATTCTTGCCATCATACTCAGCCTTTTCCTTGTCGAAAGCTCTCTTCTCAGCCTCAAAAGCTTCTCTGTCAGCCTTGAGGGTATCTTTAACTGAACGAAGCTCGTTCATAACATCTTCAATCTTAATCTCGTTATCCATAATGATTTATTTTCCTTTGTTAGTTCTTTAGTTCTTTCAGACCTTTCATCAAAGTCTTGAGTAACTGCTGATTCTTCTGCTCGGATTCAGTGATTGTGTCGGCTGAATTGTTTTCACGTTTCTCAGCGGGTTCTTCTTCCTTTGGAAGTAAGTCGGAAAGCTTATCTATGTATTCCCTTATCTGTTTGAAGTCCTCTTCTCTGAGTTCTTCCTTTGATAGGGTGTTTCCAAGTTCATTGAGGTTCATACCTCTTACACTTCTGGTTGTAGAATCTGTTCCTTCATAACAAGGAAGGGCTACAGCAAAAGAAATCTCTTCAAGTTTAACTTCTTGTAAGAATCTGATTTCCTCGCCATCTACAACTTTCCATTCGTCCTTGATACACTCAAAGCCAAAGGACATAGTTGTACAGTAGCCATCCTTGATCAGGTTATAGACATCATTTGCATAGGTTGTATCAGGTAGGTCACACTCGGCATAAAGGCCATCTTCTCTACTTTCAAGCCTGAGTGAGTTGTTCTTTACCCTTCCTAAAATCTGGCTCATGTTGTGATTGACAACAGCCTTGACGTCATAACCATCTGAAAGAGTCTTGTTAAAAGCTGTCGGAGCTATGATCTCAAAGAAGCCCATATCTACCGACTTGCTGTTATAGGGAATGAAACCAACAATTGTTCTCTTTTCACTCCCGTCTTGTATCTTTAATTCAGACCTTAAGGTCCTCTTTTCAAAGTCTCTTTGTTTCATAACAAATAATTAGTTGGAAAGAAAAAAAGCAAACTTTTACTGGAGATCATCTCCGGCTTTAGAGTGCTCATCTACCATTTCTACCTCGGTCTCCTTAGCCTGAATCAAAGCTAACTTTGATTTTGCTAGGATTGCCTGAATGTTGTCCTCTGTCATTGGAATAAGATTGGCTGGCATCCAGTAATAGTCACCTTCAGAACCAATGTCATCTAAACCAAGTTTTGACCTGGCTTCATTAACAGAAAGAAGTCCAGATTGAACCTCCTGTCTCAAATACTCAATAGTTGATTTAAGGTCAGTTGAGAGCATATGCTTGTAGTCAATAGAAACAAACAGGTTTCTCTCTGTGGGCTTAAGCAACTTTTCAAAAGATTGACAGATATGATTTCCAAGTGGGAAAATGCAGTTGTCCAGGAAGTCTCTCTGCTTGGCTTCAAGTGAGTTATATTTACTTGCCTTGGAATTGATTACCTCATAAGGAACATTAAAACCTTCAGCAATCTTGCTCTCAATGAAGTCAAGTAAGGAGTCAAGCTGTGCCTGAACATTGCTTGCCTGCTCAATCTTTGTCATTTTGGAGTCAGGTGGTGGGATCATCATCTTACCAGCATTGTTTGCACCTGTGACATATTTGTTCAAAACAGGAATAATTGAGGCATAGAGCTTGTCTAAGTCTGCTGGTCTGCTAGGATAAGATGAACCAAGTTCAAGAGAATACCTTGAACCTAAAGTGTTGTTAAAGTAAGTGTTTATATAAACTAAAAGTGAGTCGTCTAATGCTATGAGTTCTTTATGAACCTCTACAGGACTAACACCAAGAGTTCCATTATAACCAGTTCCATTAAAGGGAATATGTAAGATTTCATACTCTGTATAAACCTTTCCCTTAATATGGAATAGTTTTCTATTCCTGTCACTCCTGCTTACAAATACATCATCTGGATTGATTAAGCTGAAACCTACAATGTCTCCCTTTGAGTCTCTGTTGATATGCAGATAGGCGTTTCCCTTAAGGACAATGTGTCTGACAAGTTGTCCATAAAACATTGTTGGTGTTTCTTCTACTGCTGGGTCCTCCAGTGCAAAGAATAAGGGGTGTCCAACAGCAAGTTTCTTTCCTGATTTTGTATAGGAATATAAAGTGATAGGCAAAGTGCTGAGAGTATTGCTTATCTTATCTACACATCTTGAGACAGTTGGATTTTGTTCTCCTCTGAAAATTAAAGATCCATATACTGCTGATGTCTCCGGGAAAAAGCTTCTCTCTTCTGTTTTATGCTTTCTATTAAAAAGGCCCATCTATATTTACCTCATAAGTAATTACAGATTTAGTTTCTGTATAAGTAATTAGTTGAACAAGCTCAATACTCTAAATTAGCTAACCTTCGCTCCATTTCAGCCTGTATTTCCTCTGGAGACCTGGAATCATATTCTCCATTGTCCATAAGGTTTTTTATTCTTCCAAAACACATTACAGAGGTTATGACAGCATCAATCCTCTTACTGCCTGACCTGTCTCCATCTTTGACCGGTTTGATGTTGTCATTTGGGTCCTTATAGACAGCACAACAGGAAACCATCCATTTCATTACCGGATTTCCATCTACAATCTCTTTGTTAATTACTGCTGCTTCCCAGTCTTTCGCCATAGGAGACATATTCTTCATATTCTGCTGAACCTCAACCAAATCTACCAAAGGTCCAATCTCTGTCATCAATGTGGCAGCATTATAAGGGTCATAGAGTATTTCCCTTATGTCATATTTCTCAAGGTCTTCCTTTATGTCCTTGAAAATGGCATTGTAGTCTATGATGGAACCTTTTGTCGGAGTTATATAGCCTTGTTCAATCCACTTTCTAATCATAGGAGAGTCATGCTGCATCTTGTTCTCAATCTGCTCTTCTGGAAAATACATCTTGTGTTCAGCAAAGTATCTTTTTTGTTTTGGTGAAAAGAAATAAAGAGTATAGACAGAAAAGTCATACCTCTTGGAAAGGTCAATAGAACCTATAATCAGACAGTTCTTCTTTTCCTCTTCTGACAGAGCATAGGTCTTGGTGTTTTCTATACAGTTGTTCCAGGTCTGATAAGGAATCCAGACATTTATAGGAGAGACCCATTGTCCTAAGTTCCTGGTCCTGAACTCCCCTTCCAAACCTGGCTGTTGGACAGCTTCTACCTTCAAGTTGTGTAAGAACTCTGCACTCATAGAAACGCCCAAGTTGGGATTTGCCTTTATATAGTTTGTTTCATCTGTCCAGTTGTCCTTTTCATCTAGGCAATACATTATGCAGAAAAAGGTATCATCAAAGGCAGTTCCTTTGAGTATCTTGTCAG